GACCCTGCCGTCTGAGCGTAGAGCAAGGGAATGATTTACACCCCCAGCAACAACGACAACTGAATTACTGGCATCAGCAGGAACGTTGCATTGACCTTCGGAATTGTCTCCCCACGCCACGACCCGACCCGCTCCCAAATACCCGCTTATCGCCGGTTTGTTCAGGCGCAGCGCGTTTATTCCGCCCAACCTCAAGTTCTCACCGTCCTGCACCGTTGCATCATTAATCTTCTTCCCATCCGCAAACCTTACTTCACCCGCATTCTCCAAGTCGTTGCCGTCCATGTCCACGTCTTGAATTGCCACAAACTCCGCCCAATTCGCCACATTCGATGACGCTATGATCTTGTCGTCAATATACTTCTTCGTTGCCGGATTATTCGTTTCTGTCGGCTCCGCTATCCGCACATCCGCCAGCGTTAAGTCAACATTATCCGTTTCGCCGGTCTTCATGACTGCGCGGTCAACCCCCTCGACCGCGCCATCCCATGCGTTTGTCCTGCCTTTAACAACATCAACCTGTACCTGTATCTGATATTCCGCGTTTGTCGCTCTCGCTACTTCATTGTTCAGGTTGCTCTGCACAACTGCAACATCCGATGTCGTTGCCAGTCTGTGCCCATCAACCAATACCGCGCCAGGCTCAATAACGAACCGTCCGTCTTCCGTCCTCGAATTGTTGTTCATTGCGCCAAACGCCGCGCCACACAGCACAACCAAGCAGACCGTTAATGCCCTTTTCATCATTTGTCCACCTCAATTTTGTAATCTTCAACGCCTTTATCACACCTTGTCGCTACTGCCATCCATTCAACTTCATCTTCGCATATTGTGTTTTCCGCTTCAATCTCAAATTCAACGCTCGACAGAACCGCCGCGCAACGCACTCTTGTCCAACTCGCATTATTATAAACACACACGCTCAAGTCTTTCAACATGTCATTCAATGTGTCCGGTATCAAGCCGTAATGCTCGTTCAAATTAACTTTTGCGCGGCCTGCTGTCAGCTTTGTCTTGCCCCGATAAATCAACTCCACTTTCGGGCTTTCAATTGAGGCGTGAAATAAATACTTCTTTTCGTCTTTCGGATGGTCAATCCTAAATGTCTTGCTGCCGGTAATCACAAGCGTGGATCCATAAAATCCGCGCTGCGCAATTATGTTGCCCCACGGCGAAACAAAGGATGGATAATACGTCATAACCCAATCATAATCGCCGCAAATAATATCTCGATCACAAACCGAATGGCCGCCAGACGCCCAAAACGAAACGCCAGGCGCAGACGAAATATTGCCAAATGCCGCCAAGCCGTTATACATAAATGCTTCACCACGCGCGTCAAGCACACCATTGAAACGCGCATATCCTTCACACCTCAGCTTCGGCGCGCCGGCGCTGCCGCCGGATGTCGTCAGGCTTACTGTCCCTTTGGCGTTGACGCTGCTCGCTGTCTCAAGCGTTATGGCGCCGCGCATCGTTGTTGCTGCCTTCAAGTCAACTGCGCCATTAACCGTCAAGGTGTTCAAGGTTGACGCGCCGGCTGCCGTAAATGCGCCCACTCCGCTTATGGCATAGCCGTTCATGTTCAATGCGCTTCCTGCCGGACTCCATGACGGCAACGCCATCCAATATCCAATGCCAGACGAATCGCAGCCCAAGTATCTGCCGGCTGCCGCGCCGTCCGTTACCTGTAATCGCGTCATGTTCAAAATTCTTTTTCCGTTCATGTTCCAGTTGGCAGTTGGCAGGATTGTCCCGTCTCGCTTGAATACGTCGCCGCCATCGGTCAGGTTCGCAATCGTTCTGTCCTGCCAAAAACCATAGCCGCTCGCATCGCCAGCTAACCATCGGCCTGCGCCATGATTTACCGGAAAGTAAAACGCATTCATTGCCTGCGCGCCGTTATTCAAATAAATGTTTGTCCGGCCTCCAAGATCACCGAGTGTATCGCCAATCCAACTTAAACCTGCTCCGCTAATCGCTTGCCAGTCAACCCTGTAAGCATTCGTAACAATCTCGCCGGACGATATAACAACAAAGCTCGCACCGCTTGGCGTTACATCAACCACAACCGGTGTCAATAATTCACTGATATTCGTGCCAAACGGCATTAACGACACAAATGGATTGTTGGAAAACGTATGAAAGAAATCAATTTCCGTCAGGCCGGACGGGTCAATATTGACAGTGCCATAGATGATGTTGGTTTTCAGTTCAGGATAATTCGGCAAGGTCGGAAACCTTACTTCAACTTGACGCCCTACTTTATTGACTTCCCCTTCCAGCGTTCCAGTATCTGCGCCTTTATAAGCGTTTGTTATCGTTTTATCAATCGCATCGGTCAAGCCAGGAACATCGCTCATGGAATAAACTCCACCACCCGGATTAACTTGCTGCGCCGATAAAAACTGAACGACAAAAAAGAAAATCGCTATAACACAAATTCTCATTGTTTCCCTCTCAAAGAATCGTTCTGTCTATTCGTATCGTGCTGCCTGTCGCGTCATAACTCATTGCAGGATATGTTACGTTCGCTCCTAAAAACGGGAATGAAATCGAAGCGCGCACCGCCAATACTTCCCCGTTAATCGTTACTGTCGCCGGGCCGTAATTGAAAAACGACAGGCTCGACGCGCCTGCCGCTACTGTTCCGGCGCCTGTTACCGTCTCGCTTGGCGTTGCGGCAATTTTTGCCGCCGGGTCAGTAACAACCACCGTTGTCGTTACCGACACATCACAACCACCTGGACATGCGCTTACAATCATACGGCTCTCCTTTTGAAAAAGCAGGGTGGGGCGGAAAGGGACGCCGCCACCCTGCCGAGACTCCTTGCGGTCTCTTGATTATTTTCCGCCAATTTTAGACCAATCGTTGGTCGTCAAACCGATTGCCAACCACACAGCGCCTGTTCCAGCTCCAGCCTGGCCGACAAGCATATCCCCGAAATAACGTGGGGTATAAGTCGTAACCGATGTGGTCGTATTTGTGTCAATGTGCCGACTGGCAAGCAAGATGCCGCTCTGAACGGTATCATACATGTTTATCCAATCGTCGGACGTCAAGCCAGTAGCTATCCACCAGCCAGCCGTTCCTGGACCAACCTGGCCGACAAGCTGATCACCATACCAGCGCGGCACATAATCGGTCGGATCGGTTGTCGTATTGGTGTCAATACGAATCAATAGCACGGGTTGTTCACCAACCTGGAATGAACCGGCTGTCCGGTTAATTCCGGCGCCAATCTGGATGGTGTCTTTCCCAACAGCCACAGCGCGTCCTGCTTGACTGCCAATCGCCACGCCGGACGGATCCGTAGCCATGCTGGACGGTCCAACCGCTACGCCTTGATTCTCGTCACTATAGACCTGCAACGTTACCGGCACGGTCTTCACCGTAACGGGCGCATTGGTCTGAGTAACAGTAACGGTCGTATTATAGAAACCAGGCTCAAGCGCGCTCGTAACGAAAGTCAATACAACTGTATCAATTTCGCCAGTCGAGTTACCGCTTGACGTTCCAGACGTAACCCAGCTTGTCGCACCTGCCGGAACCGAAACGGTATAATAACTCGTTCCAGTTCCGTTGTTATAGACTTCCATACTCGCCGTACCTGCGCCCGCAAGCTTGGTTCCGACAACTTTAATGGCTTTCGGACGCACAACAAGCGTCTGGGCAAATGCACCGCCGGCAGCAATAAGCGCCGCCATCACAATCAACGATAATTTCTTCATTACCTTTTTTTCCTTTTTTTTGATTCGGGCGGGTATATTTCAACCCGCCTTCATCGGTTTTGGTTTGTTTACTTACAGGTTACGGTTGCGATTCCGCCGCCTTCTGCAACCCAATCATCTTCGGTCGCAAATGTCAGCACATACTTCGTCGGCGCGCCAGTGTCATCGGCAATAATTGCCGTTGCAGTGGACGCATCCTTAAAGGTTACTGTTACCGCGCCAACTGCTTCACAGCCAAGTCCGTTGGTATCACTGATCTCAACTTCCACCTGGAAGTAAGACTTCGTGCCTTCCGGATCAATCGCCTGTGCGTCAACAACCGTCTTCGCACCGGATGTGGCGTTAGGCGTCGGCGAGCAGAGCGCAATCGGCGTATGAGGACAACGCTTCACAAGCAAGCTAACCGCATATTCGTTGTTCTCCATCGGCTTAGCAAACCCTTTGAATCGGCTGAAAAAGAATCCTTTTTCACCCAAGACGTTAGTGTTCACGTCCGGAATATTGATCCACTTCAACTCGCCCATGTTTGACGGCGTAGTTCCGAATTCTGCTTTCCCGATTTTACCAGGAGCAACAGGCGGAATTTGGCGTTCGTAAACATTTTTCAGGATGATGTTGAGCAGGGTATATTCCGCATTCAGGTAATCCTGATCCGGCTCCCAGCGGCTGCCTTGCGTTACACCTTCTTCTTTGAACGGCACAACGCGCTCAAGTATCATGTTCCCGTCAGCGTCATGTCCGGAAAGCTTGAATCGCGGCGCCGTCATATCAAACGTCAATCCGAACCCTCTGAATTTCTTGACTTTCCCAACTCCGTCAATCAGAATTTCAGGGCTGGCATACAGATAGGATTCGCGCAGCTTGGCGTTCCGGTCAATCATGTCATCGAAGTCATACGGATGGCAAACCAACCCATAAACCGGCATGTCATTATCAAGCGATAATGCGCCGTTCTTCGCCTGCAACGCCAACATCTGATGCAGCATGTCAAGATGTTTCGGCGTTAATGTCGAAACCATCGTGCCAGCCGGCACCGTCAATTGCGTTGATGTGAACGGATCGTAAGTGAAGCGGGTCGGCGTCAATGAGCCTGTGGCAATAAATTTATTGGCAAAGCTCATATACATTTCGCGTCCGAAGTTTTCCCAAACCTGCACTCCGACATCACCAAACGAATTGAGTATCATTTCCAACTGCTGTTGGAACTGCCACTCGTAGATGAAGTCATTAATGCAATAATTCGGGCTTCGCCGCGCTGTGCGCCAACCACTGTAAGTTTCGGTCTTGAACCCGTATCCAAGCAAATACGCCTTGTAAGAACAAGGGTCATGGCCGGGATCCGTTTCGCTGTCTGTTCCAGGCGCGCGGTATCCGGTTTCAGCTTCCCAGCGTAACAATCCGGCTTGGTCATCCAGGCCAGGATAGAACGTGTGGACTTTCCGGATATAACCTTCGCCCAACTTGAAGTTTCCGTCTTTTTGGATATTGCGATAGATCGAGGGCGTCTCGCGCAATTTCTTACGAATGACCGGATCGAAATTCTCCGAAATCCGGATCATGATACGATTAAAGCTTTCCGCAGAAAGCGGCAATGCGGCAGGATTCATAACTGTTCTCTTTCCTCAAAATAATGATATTTTTTTTCGTCTTGCGAATCGTCGCAATCGCCGTCGGGGAAACGGTATCACCCTGACTTTACGCTGTCTGCGCGCCGTCGAGGAACGGAATACGCTCTTGCATTTCTCGCAATGCCTGGCGCTGGTCGAGAACCAGTTACGTCTACCGCGTTGCGACGCGGTGGCGCTCTATGTTTCATTCGTGCCCACAAAGCAGGCTTTCTCTTAATACGCTGTCGTTTTAGCAGATTTGATTCTTATTGTCAAGTATTATTTTGAAATTCTTCTGCAAGCACTTTCTTAACTGCGGAGCTTGCGTCAATTGTGTCCTGTTTCTTGCGCAGCGCATCCGACTGCTGCGCGTCAAGGCTTGGACGCATCCCTGTAATCTGCTGAAGTTTCTTTTCGATTTCTTCTTTTGCTTGACGCTCACGCTTGAAAAGCTTCAAATAAACGGGCGCCATAACGCCAAGAACGAGATGCTCAGATTGCGCCACCGGATCGTCATGCGAAAATAAATACTGGATTTTCTTCTGTAATACCTCAACGCCTTTATTCCACGCATCGTTCCCTTGCACCGGCTGCAAAAGAAAATGACCATCCTTCAACACTTTTACGGCGGCCTGCTGCAATAACGCTACTTTACCGGTTTGCTCCGATATGGCTCTTGTTTTCTGCGCTTCGCTCTCAAGCTGCGATTTGACGCTTTTATGGTTTGCCAGTTCCATCTGCTTGACGCGCTCGATATGATCATACTGCGCAAATAACGGCGAAAGAATTGGCATAAGATCAGGCGCAATTTCATTGATCAACTCTACGCGCTGCTTCGGTTTGAATTGCAGGATTTTGTCAAATGCGCCTTCTTTGACTTCCCATTCCTTCGCTAAATCCTTGATCTGTTCGAGTATCGCCTGCTGTTGCCCTTCGTATTTCGCCTTGAAACGCGGATCGCTTTCCAATGAAAATTTACCAATCTGATCATAAGCATCGTTCAGCTTCTTGTTCAGTTCGTCTATCTTGTTTTTCATTTCGACGACTTGCTGAACATCAACGGCAGGCTGTTGTTCGCCGGCTGGCTTGGCGCGCAACTGTTTCAGTTCTTCCGTTGCCTGCGAAAGCTGTGTGCGTAAATGCGCAAACGCTTCTCGCGTCTTCGTATTTGCGTTCTTGATTTCGTCCGGCTCTTGTTCCGGCTGGGCAGGCTTTGCTTCCGGAGGCTTGGCCGGTTCGTTGCTCAGCAATGATGCCGGAACATCAATGTCAGGTAATGGTAAATTCGACTGCGCCGCAGGTGTAACAGGTTGAGGCTGGGTTTGGCTATTTTCTTTTTCTGGTGTGTTGGTGTTACCTTGCGGCGCAGATCGTTGGTTTTCTTCTGATAAAATCTTTCCGGCAATTTCTTTGGCGTTGCTTTCGTTTTCCATCGCTTTCCCTTTCTATTTATACTGTTTCTCGAAGATTGTGCTCGCCCCGAAATCTGACGACAATTCTTCTGTTTGCTCAACAATCTTGTCTAAATTCATCATTCTGTCAAGTATATTATGCGCGCCTGCATTTTCGCCAACCAGGACAAGCGCAATTTCGCCTTTACAGTTTTCCGGCGTTGGCGTCATAATCCTTGTTTCCGTCCTCAACGCATCAACTACCATCTGCGTCATCGGATCTTCAGTCCATTTCTGATATTGCTCCCGCAACTTTTCGTTCTTTACGATTTCATTTACTTTTATCATTCAGTAACCCTTTCTGGTATTGCTGCACCTGCCTTCGCATCTTCACGCCTAATATCTGCCGCAGCGCGCATGTCAGCAATATTCATGCTGTTGATTGCGCGCTGCCATCTGATCTGGTTATTCTTCTCTACGTTCGCAAGCTTGACTTCAAAATCTTTCTGGATTTGCGCCAACTTGACCTGCATCTCGCGGTCGGCCAAAACTTGCTGCGCTTGCTGCACTTGCGCCGCCTGCTGTTCCGCTATCGCCTGCCGCTGTTTCATCATCTGCTCAAAAGCTTTTTGCATGGCTCCGAAAACTTTACCAAGCAGCTCAAGCTGTTTCTGCATTTCTTCAACTTGCGCTTTCCTTAATTCGTCTCTTGCCATATTCGATAAATGCAACCCTAAATGACGAATACCAATTTCCATTGCCGGCACCGCCGACATTAAATCCAGGCTCTGCGGAGATTGCATGAATGTCTGCGCCATCCTTTGCAGCATCGGGAAATGAACTTGCCAATGAATTGCATGTGGTTGATCTGTTCCGACAATTACCTGCTGCTTATTCATTATGTCGTTATTCTCAAGCATTGCAAGGCTGTGTTCGCTTGTCGGTATCAAATCCCTGCTCGCTTCCGGAACATACCGTTCCGCGCCCTTATAACCAACCAATGCCGCCAGCCTGTCGCGTAACGCATTCTGCCGGCCAATCTCATCAACTCCGTTCACCTGCGATAACGACAACACTTCGCGCGTGATCATGTCGTGCATCGTCGCTGACCCAAAGCCTATCGCCCTTGTCGCTGTAACTTGCGCGTTTCGCAACACTTCAGCCGAAACACCGCGTTCCTTGCAACGCTTCTGAAATTCCTTCGCTTCCTTATATCCACATGCTTCTTTCGGATAGTCAGCAGAACATAACCGCCTGTATATCTCCTTGTGCATCGCATCCAGAAACAGGTAATGTATCGAAATCTGATTCTTTTCCAGCTTCGCCGACTTACGCTCCTCTGTCTGAACCTCCGTCGCCGTTCGTTCCGGTAGGTTTGGTCCCTCTAACTGCTTCTTATAAACGCCTGTATTGTTGTTCAATATCTGATGCAGCATGTTCCGGACGCCAATTAACTGAGTAAGGTTAGGCGTAAATGATTGCTGAACCGGCTTGAACCCGTCCGGAATAACCGTTACCGAACCAAGCTGCATCAAATTAATATTGTTCTTTGCGCCGCCTTGCCGCTCTAAGACAAAGCTGCTCGATATTTTAGCGCTGTCAACTGTCGAATTAATGAAACGATTGCTCAATTCAACATGCGGAAATATCCTGTGCCCCAATCCTTTGATTGACTTGTAATAACCGTCCCCAATGTTCCATACAAAAAAACATATCGCATGTTCCATTCCATCATATTCATCCTGCCCAACATACATGTAGCCAGGCAGTTTTTCGTCTTCGTAAATGATATGACGCGATACTTTTCCGTTATATTCCTTAACCAATAACTGGATCACTCTTACCGGATTACAATACACCTGTGAGGCCGCAAAATCGTTGTTCTTTAACTTCTGCTGCATTGCCTCAAACGTCGAACTCTGTAATTCCGACCCATCGCTCGAAGCGTTCTTCGACGCCTTGATCAACGCTGCCCTTACCAAATCAACGTTCCAGCCGGCCAGGCGCGCCGCTTCTTTCGACTCGTCATCCTTGATCTTATCATAAAGCTCGTGCGCCTGATAGGTATGCCGAAAACCAATAAGTTCCAATTCGCCCATTGTCACTTTGCTGTTCGGCGGAATCAATAACGAAGCGCGCTTCGCCGCTCTCGGGCGCCAGTCATATTTGTCATGCCAGAACATTGTGCCTATGCCCGTTACCAACATCTCCCGTGTGCAAAGCATTCTGTTAAAGAAATAATCCGGCCACCGCTCCAGCACCCGCGTATATTCCTCCGCTATGATTTCACCAAAATTCGCGCCCGGTCTCGCCAAATCCGGCTTGTCCAATTCAACATTGATCAAACGCTGGACTTCCATGTCCAATTCCCAAATGCTCGCCGCATTGGTGTCAATAATTGATTCCGCTTCCCTGAAATTTACATTGCTCCGCCAGCCTTGCCCAACTTTCCGCAACTCTCCCGGATTATACGGCGGATTGCCATCTATCAATCCCTGTATCTGACAACGATACATCGCCGCTGTCGAATCCGATTCCTTGATCGAATCAAATAATTCATACGCCGCGTCGCTGTCCTTGATCCTCGAATTCGGCGCGCGCCCGTTATCGCTCATCGGCATTATCGTTTGTTCGTCCATTTTTACCCTTCGCTTTCCAGCATCCTTCAGGAAATTCACCGCTCGTTTCTAATACCGAATGAACTGTCGCATACAGCACTATCCCATCACTCACACACACGCCCAAGCTCTTGTCATGCTTCGTCCAACGCTTTGTCCAGCTATTCACCCATTGATCTGTTCCCTGGCACGTCAGGCATATTACCCTGCTGTTCTGCTTGCAGCCAACACACTGTTTCGCCCTCTCCTCAGCCTCTTCCACACTTACCATCTTCAAGCCATGCTTCAGACGCCAGTCTAACAAATACTGGTTCGTTCGCTTGTTCACCTGAAACAAATTCAACATAGCCTCGCTCGCCTTCCGGTCAGCCGGTAAATCCAACGCAAGCTCCGGCGCAACGCTGAACGCTATCGAAGCTTCAATCCTCAGATCAAAATCCTCCGGTATATCCAAGTCGTTCGCGCGCCGATGCGCCTTGCATTGGCTTATCAAATCATCAAGGCTCCGCAGGCTCGTTACAAATATGCCCGTATCCAAATCACGATACACCCAGCCGCCCGGCGGCTCCATGTGCCTGTTCTTCAATCTCGGTAATGTCATTTCATAGTTCCCTCACTTCAATTCTATCTTTTTGTTTTCTTCAAATGCCATACCATACCATACAAAACCAAGTTTGTCAATAGCTATTAACATATTGCTGCTCAACATCGCTCATATATGTCTGATCCGCGCCCTCAAGCTGTATCACTTCCCTTAACGCTACCCCGTCTTCTTCTGCCTCTTCTTCCGCTGTATGCTGCCCAGGCATCACTCCTAACCGCTCCCGTACCAATGCCGTTACTATCACTTTTGAATCCGCATCATCCGGACTCCTGCCCGCTCGACCTTTCATTAAACTCTTCGGCTCTACGCATATCGGACTCAATTTCTCCAATAATAACCTCGCACAAAACTCTTTTAATGACTCTACTCCAAGCCCTCCTATATGCCCATGCCGTCCATACTGATACATGTTATACCATAACTCCGTTACCCTGTTCGCATACCGCTCGTCCGCACCTACACGCTCCTCTAACGATACCGGTAATTTCGACGGCTTCCCACTAAAACTAACTCTCATTATACCCCTGCCCCACTCCGTCTCTATAATGTCCGCTAATGCCGTCTGCGTCCCTGTCGTGTCTATCCCAAAATTAACCGGCTCTACCCCGCGCGCCAAGCATTGCTCCTTCACTTTCCGCGCTGTCCCATACGATAACGGCTCATCCCCTTTCATCTCCATCGGTATGTCTACCGTATCACAAAACTGAATCCGCCAACGCCCACTCTTGTCCCGACCAACTTTCGCAAAACTTAATATGCTACGATCGCCTCCACTCGAAAATGACGGGTCTAACCCAGCCACCATCTCCCACCCACTTTGCCAAATTGTCTCACCCATCATCCCGTGCTTAATGAAAAAACTCTCACTGAAGATCGTCCGCATTAATCCTTCCGGCGGTATAAATCCTATCGTCTGGCTCCAAAACTTCGGACTGTTCTCCCCATACCACCTCTTCCTCTTCTCTATGTCGTCTGCCTTCAATAAATACGCATACTTCCGCGCTCCATCATGCTCCTCTATCGCCGGACTCTTTCGTCCATCAAAAAATATGCACCTCCCAAAATTCGTCTTCCACTCTTCCTTGCTCGGATCTATGCTCTCCCACCCATCCACCGGCTCACTATACCGCCCTAACGGGTCTAACCTGCTCTCCGGATTCCCTATCCCTACAAAATGAAAGTCCTCCCCGCCTTGTAAATTGCTCACCGCCTCCACCGCCGCCTCTCGCGTCCCCTGCATCTCATCCACTATCAATACATTCCGCCTGTTATGCTTCCCTATCATGTTCGACATCGCATCTTTTATGTTCCCTATCAATACCGCTACACCAAATATCCCGTTCTTTGTGTTCTCATCCCCTAATACTATCGCCGTCGTCCCACTCTTATATTCCCCAGGTTTGTCTTCCCCTATCGCTAAATACAACCTCACTATCTCCCCAAATATCCTCTGCACCAACGCCTGCCTCGTCGTCGAACATACCGTGCACGTCGTTATCATCGGCGCCGATAACCAATGCACCAATACTATCGCTCCAAAATCAGTGCTCTTCCCACTCGAACTCGGTCCCCATACCGTAACAAATCCACTCTCTTCTTCACAAAATGCCCTCACTCGCCTCTCTGTCCAGCCGCTTATCCTAAACTCACGCTCACTCCACAATAACCTCATCGCCCTCAACATCAAATCACCCCTCTCTTTCCTGCTACCTCCCAATACTATGTTCGCACTATACGCCCCTAATACCCGCGTCAATTCACTCGTCCCTGCCGGATACTCTACCACCCACTCCCGCTTCCTTTCCTTATCTTTCATCGCGGTCAACCCCCTTTACCACGTCCTCTGTCCCAGCCTTCTTTATGTCCGATATCTCCTTCACCAACCTCCTCTCTTCCACTCGCCTCTTCGCCTCCGCTAAATCCCTCAACTTCGCCTCCCTCTCTTTCTCCTCATCGCTTACCTCTATCACCCTCCCCAATATCCGCACATCTATCTTCCGCTCCTCCACCGCCTCTTCCCTTAAACTCCCCATCAGACCTTCCAACATCCCCTGCAACTGCTTTAATGACCCCACCAAGCTCGCCATCTCCGCTCCATCCGCTACCTTCAATTCCCTAACCCGCGTCTGTACACGCTCCAATAACTTCGTCGTGCTGTCCAATAACCGCCTCACTATCTCACCTTTCTTGCTCTCTATCGCTTCCTCTATCGCTCGCTCCCCTTTCTCACTATCCAAAAATTCCTTCAAATCACGCTGCCGTATCTCCCTGTCTAACTCCTCTCGCCACTTCTCTTTCGTTATCTTCCGTCCTATCGTCGCCTTGTTGATCCCATGGATCCGCTCCAAATCCCTTATCTTAAATATCCCATCTTTGAAAAACGACGTCTTTACCTCCGCCCACTTCTCCTTGCTATACCTACCCATCATGTTCCCTCCTGTCTTCCATCCACGCCCCGGCTTCTCCTCTTTTTCCATTTCCTTTTTCCCTTTTTTTATGTCCTTTTCGCGTGAGGCAGATATACGCTTTATACCCCCGTTTATTTCCGGACCATACCCTATCACCTGGCGCAGCGCAGCGCAAGCAAAAAAAAGGATTCCTTTGCCGGCGGCTGCCGCGCAGAATCCGGCGCGTTCGGCGGGTTTGATGACGATCTGGAGCGGGTTTCGTAATGTCGCATAATAAACCTTATGTCTGCTTCGACGTTGCTGCGTCGGCGTTGCAGTGGGTTGAAAGAGCGGCGCCGGAGCTGCGCAAGAGCGTCGGCGGAGCGTGAAAAGAGTGGCGAAAGTCGAAAGCGGCAATTTTTACCCCCCCCCCGCACGGTGCAGGTTGGACAAAGTGGCACAGTTGCGTGCAGGTGCGACAATGGCGCAGTTGACGAAAAGTGGCGGGGGCTGGCGAGTGTGCGACAAGCGCAAGATTATTGGCTGGTTGATAATTGCGGGATTGTACCAAAAAAATGCTAAAAAGTCAAGCACAAAATTTTGGAAATTGGCGTAAAGCGTTGATGCGCAGGGAGAAGATTTTTTTTGGAAAAAGCTGGAAACGCTGCGTATCTTGTTTGTTGTGCGGCAAAAAAGCTGCGCAGCGCAAACCGGCGCGCAAAAAGACCGGAGCCGGAAAGACCGGCGGAAAGGGTGGTATGGAATTGAGACTCAAGAACGGATTCGAGCACGCAGAGTCAATCTGCGTGTTCAGCGCCGCGACCGGAGAGCGGTTGCGCGATGTAGCCGCGTGCGGCTCATGCACGTGGGTGGGCGACCAGTCGGTTGACCGGCTGGTCTCTATCAATTTGATGCCCGGCGAAGTTGCCGGGCACGGGTACTCGCTACGCGGGTACCCGCAATTTCCGAAGTTTTTCGGGGCTCCGGAGGACATGGCGCTTTTCCGGCGCCAGCACCCGTCTGACGGGCGCTATTACGCGCCGCTCATGGGCTATGCCAACCAAACGGCGCGACCGATCCTGTCAGCGCGGGATTATGCCTGCGCCGTTGATATGGTCGGGGCGGACAACATCCGCTCTGTGCCGTGCGATGGCCGCTGGCATGAGGTTCCAGAGCGGGCCGGCGACCAGGCCGCTGCCGGCTTTGCCCGCGTCCGCGACGGAGTGTGGGAGCTGCGGACGGGTGGCGGCCTGTCCGCGCCGTATCTCCGCGAGGATGGATCATTATCCTCGCAGGCGGAGGATGATCGCGCCCACGATTGGGCGTGCGAGGAGCTCTCTGAGCGCCTCGAAGCCGAGCATGGATCTTGGCTTCGGGCATCCTACGCCCGTAAGCAGAATCCCCTGCCCGGCCTGCGCAAGCGTGTCGGCGGGGTGTGGCGTTTTATCCGCCTCGGAACCCCGTGGAAGCGGGAGGCCGAAGTGACCGGCGAGGTTGAGATCGCTGGGCTGGGCTGGGTGAGGTGGACGCCGCCCGCGAAATAAGCGTCCAATCCCCTGCCGGGCGCAAGCAGGGGGAGAATATAAGCCGCCGGAACGCCTGCCCGAAAGACAGGCGCGGGATAAGCCCGCTTCAGATCGAGTGATCTGGGGCGGGCTTTTTTGTTAAAAAATGCGGTAAAAAATAAGGGAGGAGAGAGATGAAAATTAAAATTAACGGCAGCAACGGAGCGGAATCATTAAAACTCAAGAAAGATAAAGATGGCCGCTGGCGTTGGTTCAGCGCGGCGGGCGTGGATACGGAAGTTAGCGGGAAAACAAAAGCCGAGGCAATTGCGTCGGCGGAAATCGCCTGGCATGGGCGCATTATTGATTAATCAATCGCCCTGCGCCGTCTGGTGGCGGCGTGGGGCAAAAACAAAACAAGGGAGGTGCGGAGATGAATTACATCAAAACAGTTTGGCCGGGCCGCTGCTGCGTGTGCGGCAAAAAGACGGAGCGCGGCGATAATATATTTTATGATGCCGGCGGAGCACGTGGTAAAAAGACGTATTGCGCGACATGCGGCCAAAAGGCCGGCGGCGTAATTGCCGATCCGGCGCCAGCGCCGGCACCACAGCAGGCGGAATTAATGCCGGCAACAGCGCCACAGCAAGTGGAATTGATACCGGCAACAGCACCAGCGCCGGCGCCAGCCAACGACCTGGCAGCCGTGATTGCCGGCGCAGTTCAATCGCATCTTAGATTGTCGGCGCCGATTGATGCGGACGCGGTCAAGGCTATTGTCCGCGCAGAATTGGCCGAAAAAGAGCCGGAAATTGTCCGGCATGAAGTCAAATTGCCGGAAATGCCGGCAATAGATATAACCGGACGGCATTGTCAATACGTTACACTTTTGACATTAATCGCTTGCAGGTCGCATGCCTGGCTTGTTGGACCAGCCGGATCCGGCAAAACAACAGCAGCGGAACAAGCTGCAACAGATTGTGGCTTGCCGTTTTATGCTGTTTCTGTCGGCGAACAGACAAGCATTTACCAGCTTTCTGGGCATATTGCGCCAGATGGCAAATATATCCGATCTTTATTCCGCGAAGCGTATGAGCGCGGAGGCGTTTTTTTGCTTGACGAAATTGATGCAGGCAATGCAAACGTTTTAACTTGCATCAATTCCGCGCTGGCAAATGGCGTTTGCGCATTTCCTGACGGCATGATCAAACGCCATGCCGATTTTGTTTGTTTGGCAGCAGGAAATACATACGGACGCGGGGCAAATCGTGTTTACGTTGGCCGCTGCCAGATTGACGGCGCCACGCTTGACCGGTTTGCTTTTGTTGATTGGCGTTATGATGAAGCACTCGAAAAACAGATTGCCGGCAATGACACTTGGACAGAACACGTCCAGAAAATGCGGGCGCGCGCTGATGAACTTGGCATCCGGCATATAATCAGCCCACGCGCAAGCATAAACGGAGCGAAATTATTGGCCGCCGGCATGGCACAGGCGGAAGTTGAAACGCTTGTTTTGTGGAAAGGTCTTGACCAGGACAGTATCAAAAAAATCAAGGAATGCGCATGAAACGTATAAAATGGACAGATCACTTGAAGCATGAGCATTTTGAAGCATGGGCGGAATACGTCCAGACGGCAAGCCAGCGCGCGAAAACAATCCGGCCGGGCAAGGCCGGCAATTATAGTTCCGCCGATTGGGATATGAATGCCGGGTTTGATGGAGCGTTTGAAATGGCGCGCGCCGGTTGGCCGGATGGCGCAAGGCAAGTTAAAGAAATGGCCGGGAATTTTGAAAACATCTGTTTTCAAGAATTGACAAAGTCAGGATATAAATACGACGTAGCAGGCGATTTTTACGACGTCGGCCGGGTTGTTAGCGGTGATCCGGAATGCGCGATTACAAAAGCGCGCGTAAAACGTGAAATGCCGGCAATTAAAATTACCATCACAGGCGGAGCGCGCGGCGGAATTGATGCAAAAACATATTTCAGGCGCGGCGCGGCGATAGTCGCATTGATTGACGTTCTGGAGGCCAGCGGGATCCGTTGCCTGGTTGTGTTAGGTTATCAGAACACGCCACACGCTAACAAAAAAGAATTTATAAATAAATGCTCAATTGTATTAAAGGAACACGAAGACGCGCTTGATGTTGATAGGATTTCTTTTGCAATATCGCATCCGGCATCATTGCGGCAAGTAAATTTTGCCGTGCGGGAGGGATTGCCGGCGGATTGGGTCAATAAGTTCGGATTTAAAAATCATGATGGCTGGGGTGTTACGCACACTTTTGAAGACAAAGACGCGGACATATTGATGCCTAAAATGTTCTTTGATAATGATCAAGAGACGGTTGACTGGGTGAAGAAACAGGCGGAAAAATTCATTAAATGAAAGGGTATAAAATGAGGATGTATTTTAAAGTCTTTTGGTCAAACTGGTTCATGGAGATCGGGTTAACGCTATACAAAACAATAAGCGGCAAAATTTGCCGCGTTAAACCGTTTTGCAGTGTGTTTAGGGCTTCGGAAAGGATATAAAACAATGACAGCAGACGAATTAGAACAGATGGACGACAGAGCGCTTGCATACCAAGCGCGACAAGCGCGGATTGCACACCCGCGTGGCACATTTGACCGGCAAAAGCGATTCTTTCCAAACGTGATAGCGGAAGGCGGCGCGCCAAACGTGCGGCAGCCGTCAATCAAGTTCCCGCTGTCGTTGATGAACGCTTGCCGGACAAAAAAGTGGTGTGATAGATTGCCGGCGGAGACGGCAAAGCAAGACGCTGACAAAATGCGGTTGGTATTGTGGAAAATGAAAGGGAATCATCAATGAATTACCAAGCAATTAAAATCAAATTACCGATGCGCGTCAAAGAAGCGTCCGGCGCTCAAATAAAAACGCCGGAAAAAGTGGCTGAAATATGCGCTGACATGCGGGAAATGTCGCAAGAGTCATTGCAAGTATTGTCGCTAAACGCAAAATACAAACTTGTCAACCGGCATTTGATCACGCTGGGGCTTGCAAACTCAAGCTTACTACATGCAAGGGAAGTGTTTAGGGCGGCGATTGCGGATAATGCGGTCGCAATTATTTTAGTGCATAATCATCCGTCCGGAGATACAACGCCAAGCGCAGATGACATAGAGTCAACGCGCAAAATTATTGAAGCTGGCAAGATTATCGGAATTGATGTTCTTGATCATGTGATAATTGGAGATCAAACTTATTCAATGCGGGAGTCAGGAACGGTAAATTTTAAATGAAAGGAAATGAAACTATGCAAAAATTAAACAAAACATCAGAAAAAATCTGGCGCGAAATAGTCGAGGAATCTAAAAAATGGGATGGTGGCAAGATAGCTAAATCAAAATCGTTTATGCCGTTATGCGTTGAACAAATAGGCAGCTTGTTTATTGCCGAAACGCCTTGCACGCTGTGGTCATTCGCGCATTACGGACAGCAGAACGGCGACGCTATGCGGGATCCGGACGTCGAATTTATTGACGGCGGAGATGTATGGGGTATTATTCCGATCAGTTTCCGCAATGATTACCTGGCCGCACTCGACGAGGGCGCCAGAATTGAAGACGGGCGGCTAATCGGGATTTATCTTAAAAAGCAAGCGAGCATTTGCAGCTTCTGTAACCAGTGGATGACAAACATCAAGGAACAGCAGAACATATAAAACAAATTGGCCGCAAGCAGTCAATTAAGCCTTTGATTGTTTGCGGCCAAAACATTTCTGTTATTGCTGTATTTCTTCAATCGTCAATATTGTTGTCTCTTGCTCTGCCTTTGTGATTTTTTCCTGCGTAACAATCGGGCTTTCGCTGATTTGTTTGGCCGAATCATCCGCAAGTATGCCGGCAAGGACAAGCCCATCAAGGACAGCTTTAACTGATATTCCGTCAGGGTCGGCGAGTCTGTGCCGGCGGCAATGGACGCGGATACGGCAGCATGTATCCATTGCCGGATCCGTTTTCGGCGCCACTGGTCGGCGGCAAGCAGTGCGTTCCAGGTTGGTAACGGGAACGGCAGCACGATTTTTAAGCTGCCTTTCGGCCTGGTTTCGGTATTGTTCCGGCAAATCTTCAAGTCTCACCCCCACCCCCTTTGATTGTTTGCGGCAACCAATATTTGCAAAACAGGATAGCGCGCCGCTCGTAATCCGTCAACCACCCCATGCAGTTTGCCCGACGTTTGATTATAACCGCCATCCTGCATCGCAGTAACCCCCAGCAGCATTTTGACGAAACGTCGAGCGTTTCAGCGGTTATTTCGTTTTCGTCTTGCGGCGCTACCGAAGAATTAAGCAAGTCGTAAGCCTCGATACCGCCACGCGGCTTAGGCATATTGAGTATATCAGTCATAAGTATTACTCTTCCTAAAATCTCTTACTTTATTACCAGTCTAACCCTCGAATTCTATCCCCTCTTATCCCCCTACCCCCTTTTCTCCCCTTTCCTTTACTCCCTTTTTCATTTGCTTTCATTTTGATTTTCATTTGCTTTCATTTTGATTTTTTGCGTGGTCAACCCTGTTGACCGCGTCATTGTTTGCGATGGCTTTTTTTACGCGGTTAACCCTCTTTACCACGCAAGTATTTACCTTTCCATAATTGCTGGTTTATAATGCAGTCTATGACCTCTTTTTTCCCTCCGCTTTTCACAAATTCGCGCATGTCTTTTTTTGGTAGAGTGATGATTTTATATAAGCAAAACAGGCTGTTTGCAAGGGCGTTAGCGCCGTCAATTCCGGGCTGATCGTTGTCGGCGACAATAACGACATTGGTAAATTTATTTTTTGCGATGGTTTGGTTGACTTCAAACTCACAGCCCCGGCAACAAGGCCGCCCGATGGCGGAGTAGCCAAGACTTAAAGCTGCTGCTGTATCGGTTGGACCCTCGCAGATCAACAAAAAATCCGCCGGCGGTAATGGTTGAGGAATGAATAGACCTTGCTTGCTTCCGGTAACTGTCCATTTTTTGCCAGACTTATCGCGCAGTCGTATGCCGGTTATTTCGTTATTTGAATTACGCATAGGAAACGCCCAGGCGTGATGCCGAAACGACCAAGCCGCTGATAAGCATTCGAGAGGCTTGACGCTTGGTAGCCCTAAAAGAACAGCGAATTCGCGTGTTTCTGATTGTGTTGTTGTTTTTATCCATGAATTCATAAGAGATGGCATTGACATTTTTAATACCTCGCTAATTTTTTTTTGTGTTTTTGTTTGTGTTGTAGGACTCTTTTTTGAAGAATTGATTTTAAAGACATGGATCCAACCGCCGTTTTTTGTTGGACGTTCTGATTGAACGCGCATACAGCAAATCACATCCATTATCCTGCCACACCAATCGGGCTTGCCACAAATAGGGCAAGGCTTATGAATAGTTACGCGCTCCCATCTTGAAGTTTCATCCATCAATCATTTCCTCCTTTGCTGTTGAATTGCAAGCACTATTTTCCAAATTTTTCCAGATTTTCATCTCGCTGCTAATCCTCCCCCTCCTCGCAGATGATCTTCCGAGCCGTCATCGCCCGTTCAAGCGTGTCAATGACGGCGTCGGTTGCCTCGGACATATCTCGGTATTCCAGCACGTCGGCGAGCCGGTCAAGGATTTTGCATACCTCGGTTATACTCTCGCAGATGTCTGTTTGCTTGGTGAGGCAGTTGACGCACATTTTATGATCCCAGTAGCCGTTTTGGATGTAGTATTGCTTGCCGCACACGCATGTTGCTGTCTTATTTTTGTCGGTCATTGTTGCTCCTTTGTGTTTGTTAGCCCGATACAGGTTCCAAATTATCATCGAAGTATTTCTTGGCGACGAGCCACTGGTCGTCGTGGTTTTTTGGATTGCGGGCTATCATGTCCCCGTCCTTTGGCGATCCGTTTTGTTTGTCAGCTTCCGATATGCTGACACTTGCCGTGTTCTCACCGGCCACATACGGACGCATTTCGCTGAGGCCTTTTCGTCTGTATTGCTTCCATTCGTTCATGTTCGTTCCTTTCATGTTGTTGTTTTGTTGGCTATCATTGCCTGTTGGAGATCTCTATGTTATCGCACTCGCTCAACCGGCCTTGCCAGTGCCCCATGTCACGGCACCACACGACCGGATCAGTCAGGTCATCCGGTGGAAGCCGGACAGACGGCACAAAAACCATGTCCCCACATTGAGGACATCGAGCGCGGTCAATAGCCACGATAACATCATGATTCACACGGACAGTCATCCGCACCGCTCCTTCCTGCCGGTGATCCCGGCGTTGGGCGTCTTCATTCGCGTTTCGGCGTATCGTGCCAATTCTCTACCCGCAGGTGCCCATGCGTCTGCGATTTCGCCAAGCGTGCGAGCGTCAAGCCTGCCGAGCTTATGACACACCATTCCGTTACTCATGCCGGACATCCCGCAACCACCCTCGCGTTTCCAATCTGCCCAAGTCATCTTGCGCCAGTGTTCCGACAGCATGTATGTCGGATGAACGACGCCCAACAAACGGGTGCTGCTTACGGCAGGCCCGCTGGCGTTTGTCGTCATTTCGAGGCTCCTTCCTGGGCCTGCCGCAGCAGACCCGTGGCGTTGGCAATATCAATACGTGCCATACGGCACCCCTTCGGCGTCGGCCTTGTCTGCCCACCGTTGCTCTGCCGCAGCGTCGCGCATATCCTCGTCCACATCACGGCGTTGCTCGGTCAGCCTCCGCTCCAGCCGTTCAATCGCCATGCGGGCACCGACCGGCCAGCTATCCCATGTCGCCTGTCCAACCTCTTTTTTGATGCTCATGTGTCCTCTTTTTTTTCATTCTTCTACCCATTCTGTGCTTTTTTTCCACCGCTTCACCTTGTTTAACAAGACGCGCTCGTTCTTTACTTCACGTTCGACGCCTTCCCATTTAAAGTGTAGTGTTTTTATCTCGACAACGGTTATTGTTTCGGTCTTTTGCGTGGCCTCTTTTATGATGCTTCCTGGCATCGGTTCACCGACAAACCACTCAAAACGAAGAGGACTGCGCTCTTCATCATCCCAATGCACTACGTTTGTTACAATCTCTACGGATTCCATAATTTCGGTTAACTTACCGCCAGCATTTAAGCGTAATTCATCGTCTTGGTTGACGTAACAAGACATCCCTTTAGAAATGACATTTTTTGCAAACACCATATTCGACACGCATATATAAGAAAGATTTGCGTATGAATCTTTTATCGTTTCATTTGTCTGCGCCATAAGCGTTGCCGCCATTAGCGTAAAGGCTATTGCTATTGTTTTCATGTTGGTTCTTTCGCTCATGTTTGTTCCTTTCCTTGTTGGCTATCATTGTTGTTGGGGAGCTGCATGTTCGCCTTCTCAAGCTCTTCCAGCAGTCGCGGAGCCGTCCCGCCATATCCAGCGTCAAAAAGTATCTGCATTTGCCGGACGGCTTCCTCGATTCGATCCGCCGCCCTCTGGTTTAGTTCGGCGGCATCCCGCATTACACGGGCCGCGTTCATCATACCTTCGTCGCTTGTCATTTGATCCTTTCCGGCCCGAAGGCCAACAATTATTTCGAGCGTACGGCTTCGCCGCCGCTCAAATGTGCGTTGGCATGGGGGATATTCAGTCCCCTGTAACATAGACTGTCCCACAGCTCTCTGATATGCGTGTGTTGTGCGTCGTTACGCCCTACCCATCCGGCTTTCCGAAGCTCTTCTACAAACTCATCGAATGTCATTTTTGCCCCTTCCCATTTTCGTTGTTGTTGGAGATTTGCATGTTGTGCTCCACAATGTCTCTAACCCTTTTCATGCGAGCGTCCTCGGCGTCTTGGTCGGCTTTGCAGCAACCACCGTTGTAGCTGTCGCCGTCTTCAGTCCACCTGCTACCGCACGACGCGCACACCGGGTCATTGTCGTTGACGACGTTCGCGCATTGCACGTTGTCGACGTGCCGTTTGATGTCGGCCACCATCTCATTGCACACGTCTTCCTCTTCGGCAGCCGTGATTTTGTATCCGGTCGTTTTCGGGTAAACCTCCACGCGAAAGTTGATTTTCTTGATAGTCTTCACGTTGTCTCCTTTCGATTGAATCAAACCTTTCTCAAGCCAACAATCCCATACCCTTCTGTTACGGGAGCCAAACAAGGCGCTCCGGCTTACGCTCGTTCCTCGCGAAAACGAGCTTTAGCGTTGGAGGGATAGTGTATCATCCAACATTCTGCGCAATAATTACCACTATGAAAACCAGTCAGCTTCGTCGTTTTACTGCACGTTTTCATGCTCACACCTTACGATAAATCGCATTAACTCGCAAGCTATTTGCGGGACAATCGAGTTGCCGAGTCCCCGCAGTCGGTCCACCCGAGCGGGTATCCCTGTAGCCACTCTCTGTAACCCGATCTCCCACCCGTCACCCCACGGATTCAGAAAAGTTGTGGCATACGACCAGCGATAGCCCTGCCACGCCGCTTGGCTGTCGAGTGCCAGAAGTCGTGACAGGTCTTGCATAGTGTCTGGACGTTCTCCGGCGTGTTGTGTGAAATGTCTTGATCCAGATGATGAGCGTGAAGGCTTGTCTCCTGTCCGCACGCTTCGCATTTTGGCCCCAGAAACTTTCTCGCCCGCCAACTGTAGCCATGCTTCGTCAATCGGCATCGCTTCGAGTTGGCGCAGGTAAGCGAGCAAAATCGCCGTCGCAGAAATTGTGAGTGATCTTCCAGCCTCCCATTGAACACTTTTCGTTTCAGCGGTATCCCGCAATGTTCGCAACACTTCTCTGGATCGGGCGTGCGTGGTCTCATAGCTTATGTCCTTTCCTTGTATGACATAAGCCACTATACGCTTATGGGATTGTGTTGTCAATCGTTTATCTCCGTCCAGCCAGGCGGAAAACCCATCAATGCCTCCACCCACGTCGGGTTCAGGGAGCCACCCGCAACAGTCGCCAGCTTCCTCACGGTCTTCCCGTCCGGTTCCGGGCCGCCTGTTGATGCTATTGCAGTCTGGTACATCTTCACGGCCAGAGTGAGCGGCGGTGTTGATACCTTGCCCGCATCCTTCCGTGCCCGCCACGATTCCTCGTTCTCGCTCGTTGATCTGCCCGCCCTTGGAGTCGGCCACATCGCAACGGCATTCGGAAGCCCGTCCTTTGGCGCGTGTTGGCCGCGTTGCGTCTGCCCCTTCCAGTCCCTGCTTCTCGCGGTGGGCCACAATCCACACTCGGTCTCGTCGGTGGAAGGCGCCGACGGCGCAAGCTGGAACAATGACCGGCCAGACGGCGTAGCCTTGTGCTTCCAGGTCAGCAGCACAACGGTCGAGTTCCATCGTGACGATGCCAGGCACATTCTCGCCAATGATCCAAGTGGGCCGGACAGCTTCAACAACGTCAACCATTGCAGGCCAGAGGAAGCGGTCATCTTCCTTGCCTGCTCGCTTCCCGGCGAGGCTGAAAGGCTGGCATGGAAATCCTCCGGTGAGAAGAGTTGCCCCTGCATAGCGTTCGCCGGGGAAGGTTCGCACGTCGTCATGGATTGGCACGTCGGGCCAGTGCTTCCGCAGCACTCGCTGGGCGTAAGGCTCGCACTCGCAGAAAGCGACCGTTCGGAATCCGGTCCACCTTGCGGCAAGGGAAAAGCCTCCGATTCCGCTGAACAGGTCAATGTGTGTTCCTTGCTCAATCATGCCTCCCCCGAATCCAGACTGCCAACAAGAGGCTGGTGAGTACCGGCTACCGCCGGCCGCACAGCCTCGGAGCTGGCCTTGCCGTGCGATGACTTTGTTGCCGGTTTGGCGAGCAAACTGTTCGGCTCTATGCCTCGTTGAATCGCGTCTCGCCATTTCCGCAGTTCTCGCCGCGTTGGTTTGCCTGCAAAGTGTACGCCTGCGATGAACTCAGCGTTGCGGCCTTTGCCGCGCTGAATGATGAGCTTATATTCCAAGCCGCGCCCGAGCCGCACAATTTGTTCCTTGCGCCCCTTCGTGTTCATTCGCGGTTCCCTCCTCCTCCTTCATCCCCCTCAAGATCAGCGTTAGGCGCACATTCGTGGCACGACATTTCGCCAACGATGTAACAGTCGAAAATCCCGTTTATGCGTCCGCGCAGCTTGCAGAACTGAACTTTTACGGGTGCACCTTCGTATGGCACGTTGTTTCTCTGCCAGTAGCGCACGTCTGGGTAGTGCGGTGCGCACGTTTTGATTTCGCAATTAATGTATTCACCGTCGTAATCGAGGTGTTTGCATGGTTTCATTTCCATTTCAAAATCTCCCTCCTAACAAGGCATTCAACCGGACGCGGGTAAGCGTCGCGGGTTTTCATTAAGCGCGGTTGACGCGCAGGTTAATTTTGTCGTTCTGCTTACATGATCAGCCTTCGCAAGCACGTTCCTCCGTGTCGCGGATGTACCGCAACGCGGTTTCGTGCCGTGACTCGCCGGGGAACTTCCGCGCCACGGCGTACAGCAGTTCGTGGTACAATTCCGACACGTCACGCGGCGGTTGTGCGACGAGAGAAGCAGAACCAGCAGGTTCAGGGTACGTCGCTTCGCGCCGCCCCTGACCTGCGGCGTTCGGAAGATCACCAGTTGCCCTGCCGCATTTGACGCACCTTGTTTTCATACCCTCCTCCGTTCCGTCTGACCGGCACGTTATTGTCCTGTCAAACCACGTCTCTTTTCCCCCGCAAAACTGGCATGTCCATTCAAGCCTCACACTTCCCCCTTTCCCTTCAACATCTCCTTCATTCTATCCCTGACCAGTTCCGCCGCGACCTGCCGACACGTTCTTGAGCCGCAGGTCTTGAAGCCCGTCATCGCCGGTTTGCCGCATACTATACACACCCCCTCTTGTTGTTGTTGGCATTTGCAATCGCCTCCCATAATGCTGCTGCGGTCTTGTGGATAGGATTGTCGGAATCAGCGCAATCACGCAACACGCGGTCGAGATGCCGGAATTTGCGATATGTGCCGCTCAACGGTTTCGTCTTGCGCCGCTTTGGAGTGTCCAGGTATCCGTCATACCAATCCACATCGTCTGTTGAGTCTGTCATCACGCACCCCCTTTGCTGTTTCTTTTAATCATATCCATCACCATATCTTTGTTATCACGCATCCAAGCGAACAGGCAGTTTGCTAAAACAGCAACCGATGTCTCATCATCGAGAAGCGGTTTTAAAGAGTTCATATCAGCAATCAAGTGTATAATTTCATGCAGTAATGTTGATCGTTGTGAGTCTTGCGGGAGGTCATCTTTTATCCTCATGGTTAGATACCCGCTGTTTGACCTTCCGATTCCGTTTGTTGACCATTCCTTTGGGTTTTCAGTAATAATACTCACTGTTTGCCCGCAGATGATGCACGTTTTATGTAGCTTTGTTTTCCTCACCCCTCGCCCCCTTTGTTGTTGGATAACTTGTTGTTAGGTTGCTCAAGCGCCATTAGTGCAGCGAGCAATTCATTGTGTGAGCAAACGCAATCGTCATACTGCTGCCCACACGTTTGGCAACAGCAGCAGGAGCCGTGAAAAGGCTTTACCTTGGCTACCATCTCCCGCCCTTTTAGACACCCAAGGTCATCGCGTGCCAACAGGTCAATGACGTCACGCAACCTAACAAGTCGGTCAAGCCGATTCACTTCGCTTCGCTCGTTCACTGCTTACCTCCAGCGTTCGTGCTATCCATTATTTCATCTACTTGCTTCAAACTCTGCCCGCAGTACGGGCAGAAGGCGTACTTGTTATCGCGTGGTGTGCCATTGGTAAAAACGTGGGCATCTCCACACGAGCTGAACCATGTACCGTCCTCGTCTTGCGTCCAGCGGCACACGGGCGGCAGCGGCGGATTCTCGCACGTCGAGCAGAATACCCTCGTCCCGTTCTCCAGTATAGCGCATCCACAGTCCAGAAATCTCATACATCGCCTCCTTTGCTTTCTTGTTTGCTGCTGGATAACTTGCTGTTGGCCGTCATCCGTCCCATCGTCTCACCTGTCCGCTGATGAAGTCGTGCAACCACTTGCATTCGCATTCCTCGCAGGCGTAAATGTCTCCCGTGTGCGCCGGGTTCACCGGCCTGATGTCGCGCCCTGTGTTGCTGTAGGTCGTATCCACTGGGTCGCCCATGTCTTTTCCGCATTTCGGACAGTCCATCGTTTCCTTTCCGACCGGACGCCCACCAAAGGCGTCCAGCCTATTCACTATCGTTCAAGGCTGACGCCCAGCGTTATATCGCTGTTTTCCAACCGCTTTTTTTTAGTCCGTCAATTATTTTTCCGGCTTCCTCCATCGTCATGTTTTTTGTTTCATAACCATACCGCTTTAACAGGGCAGCCATCTTCAACGTGCAAAGCCCAAGATTCCATCGCCTGAATTGTTCATCCAAAATCTGTTTTGCCTGACTATATGGCATCCGCGCCGGGTCAATGCCTTGCTTTAATAAAATCGCTTCCTGTTTTTCTGAAAGTTGCTTGCGAGAATCCTTGCTGAATACATTCGCCGGCGTAAGTTGAAAAGCGTCGAACGGGTCAATGTTTGTAATTGTGAACTTCGCTTTTCCTATAATTTTCGCTTTGCGCGCGGCCTCGCGCAGCTTTTCTTCTTCGCGTTTTTTGCGTTTCTTCTCTTCTTCTTCCTCAAGCATAGCGTCAACGCGCACAGGACGGCCATCGTGTTTTGCTGTTTCGATAACATCTCTGACCGTTTCTTCTGAATAGTTTCCGCCCAAAATGTCAACTGCGCTGATTAATTTATGACGTCCTGAATTTCCGACAAAATCCAAAATTAGCGCGTCAGGCTTTGAACTGTTTTTGATTGCGTCTCGCCTGCCTTCTGAGTCATCATCAGCAAATGAATCAACAAGGCCGGGTAATGGCCTTAACCCGCGCCCGATCATTTGTGCGTACAGGCTCCTACTCTTTGTCGGCCTTGCCAGAATAATCGCCTCAACTCCAGGATCGTCGAACCCTTCCGTAAATACTCCGCAATTCACAAGGTATTGTATTCGGCCTTCCGCAAAGTCAATTAACACCTTGCGCCGTATCTGTTTGTCAGTCTTACCGCAAACCCACGTCGCGCTGTTAGGTTTATGTCTATTGATAATTCCGCAAAGCATTTCTGACTGCACTACTGATGCCGCAAAAATTAGGCATCTTTTATTCCCTACTGTGCTCACTGTCGCATCGGCTATGCCATGTAAATTCTTTTCCATCTCCAGAACATTAGCCAAGTCTTTGCCATTAAGATCGCCGGCTGTTGTTCTTACTCCGGAAAAATCAAGGCTCTCAATATGGGCTATTTGCTGTGTTATCGGAACAAGCCAGCCCTGATGTATTGCATCAAGAATCTCGTAATCATAAGCGATTGAATCAAATATCTGGCCAAGCGCCTCTTCGTCATGTCTGTCCGGCGTTGCCGTTACGCCAAGAACTTTCAGGTTTTTGTTTTGGCAATAATAATCAAACGCTTTACGCCATGACGAAGAAACCGAATGATGGCATTCATCAAAAACCAAATACCCGAAATCGTCTGGAGAAAACTTGCTCATCCTCCCGCCGCCATCGCCGCCTGTTGTCTGCGTTTGTATTGTGCTTATTACAACCTGCGGCACATCGAATAGGCTTGTTTCATCAGCCTTCATGTCGCCCATTTCGACGGCCGTTGAAAACCCTGTCATTCTCCGTATCTTGTCTTGTGCCTGAAATATCAGTTCTTCGCGGTGCGCAATAAACATTACGCGCTTCGGGAAACAGTTTTTAATAATAGCCGAAATGACAATAGTTTTACCTGTGCCTGTTGGCATAACAACCATTGTCGAACGGTTTGTTTTCCAATTATCGAATACGGATTTAACCGCTTCGCGCTGATATAGTCTTGGCTTCATTTTACTTCGTTAGGAACTACTGTGTCATAACGGAATTTACCCAACAACCCGCGCTGTTCGCATGTCCGGCATCCGGCGCCATTACATAACGGGCAAACACAATACGGCTTTGTCGCTTTAAGTTCAGTGAAAAGGTTGCGCGCCATAACCATCGCATTCGAGAAATTGAGTTCAGCATACAGCTTGTCTTTTGTTTCTCTTGCATTCTCGCAGATTGCGCGAATTTTTGAAATGGCATTCAGCATTTCCTGTATCTCGTCGCCCCTGTTCCAAAGCGATAAAAGTTTTTCCGGCACACGTTTTCCTAACGCATCTATAGGATGTGCAGGCTTAAATCGCGGCGGCGGTGTGTTCTTGCTTATTGGCTCCGAGCTTTCCTTTAACGCTTTTGCCAATGACGTTTCGCCCTCAACAACTTTAGCGAACTTCTCTTCAGGTATTTCGGCAAGCTTCTGCGCCCTTGCGCTTTCATGTTTTGTTAATCCAAGCTCCTTCAGTGTCGGCGGTGTGGTCGCAGGCTCTGCGTGGTCAACGGGGTTTACCGCGCTGTTTGCGTTTGTCGTAATCGCGCCTTTGTTGCGTGGTGTTTCCTTGAGCATTTCACCCATCTTACGTTCAGCTTCAAGCGCATATTTGCGGCAATGGTTGACCGCAGTTTCGCCAAGTGATTTACGTCGCGCCCAATCCTGCGCCGTTAAGGCAAGATCTTTAAGTTCTTTTGCTTTCTGAATCGTATTAGCTTCCGCAAGCATCATTGCTGCGCGCGTCATAACAATTAGTGATGATTGTTTTTCATTCATTATAATGTGCGTTGTTTGTCCAGTCGCGCCCCTGGCAGTGTGTTTTAAACGAGCAACTTGTCAATCTTGTCAATATATTGCTTGACCAAGCCCCAGCCTTCTGGAGTTATTTCGTCCGGCTGTTTTTCGCCATGAATGTTTTTGATGATGTCGAACCATTCATTCTCGACTTGATTGCGCGGCGTGTCTTTGCGCGCTTCAATAAGAGCGTTCCAGCTTTCTTCCATCGTTGATGGCTCAGCAAATGGCTCAACAATGCTTGCATTCTTTTTCATTGGCGGCGGAGCGCTTGTGGTTGCAGGCGCTGAAACAGACGGAGGCGCACTGCGAGTGGCATGTTTGACACCAGAGACCGAACGCAGTCTTGCGCCGTATTTAGATAAAACCTTTTTACGATCGCTCTCCTTAATCTTTATCTGACCTCGCCCGCTTCCTGGTTTATTGACCCATTTCACCTTTGGGGCAATCCTGACTTCTCCGTCCTTGCCTGTGAATTGCTCATTTTCAATCACAATCTCAACAGGAATGTCGGATAGATTGTTGTCTTCAAACCAGAATGGATCCACGCCATCCCATCCGAATACTTCCTTGAGTGATTCGACAGTTTTTGTGTTCACTGCGCCGTCTTTTGTCGTAAGCCAGAACGTATTTGATATAGTTCCGCATTCACCTGCAAACTCCATTGCGACAATAAGACACCCGTTTTCATGTTCTCCGACTTCTGATCTTCCAGTCGGATTGGCTGCATAAGTTCCGTTTTCGATTTGCATAGAATCTTCCTTTTTTTGTTATACCGCAACTAACCTTTAATTAACCTTTAATTACACCCAACATTTCCCATAACCTTGTATCGCCATAATCGAATAGGATCGGATCATTTTCGAGTCCACGCGATTTGGATAATCTGCTTGGAGATGTATCCAGGTAGATTGTCCGTGTTCCGGAGCCTGTAGCTTTTCCTTTCACAATGTTTTTGTCAAGATCAAGAAAAACCAGATGGTCAAGGAACTGAACGAATTGAAGCATATTGCTTGCTTTTGGGTCATCTATCAAGCGTGGTTCATTACGCAAGAAATTCGAGCCATCAGGATTGTTGAACTTCGACACGCGCAAGTGTGAAATCAGAACGAATGACACACCACGTTTGCGCGCACAATCAATATCTGCAAGCAGTCTTTTGAATTCGTCAGTAACAAATGTCAACCCGGCCTTATACTTGAAGTCTTCAAGTGAATCAACGGCCTTTGTTCCATCGTTGGCTTTCTTTGTCCGAATGACATATTCAGCCGCCCAATCTTCCGCGCGTGTCATAGAGTCAATGCCGGCAATGCAGTCTTTTAACGACTGCACCCAAAGCCGCAGGTCTTCCCAGCATTCAATTCCTTTGACGCGCTTTACGTCGAGATGCTTTGTTCCCTCCTCGATGTCGGCAAATATAATGCCAGGACATGACGCGGCAAGGCTGCTCTTGCCAATACCTTCGGCGCCATAGATGCCGAGCTTGAAGCCTCCTTCTTTCCTCCCTTCCT